AAAGAAAATAGAAGCGGCGATTATTAGACCGCATGTCGATACTTTGGATGCCGAACTTTCTAGCGCAGATAAATTAAAAGTCTTGAAAGAAGTAGAGACTACGGTTCATACCAAGATTTTTAAATATCTTCTTGAGGGGCAGTATCAATCCACTCCTCAAGCTGTGAAATTAAAAGCCTCTGGCATTACCACTAATACAATCCTTGAGGAGATTGGAAATAAGGAAAGTATTGGTGGGATTTTAACAGCTCTTCATGAGGCACTGAAAAAAATAGATCAAGTTCATTCTAATCTTACGAGCCAAGGTCCTGGGGAGCATAAGACTTACGGGAATCTTGCATATAACGGCGTTATTACGGCTCTTGAAAATAAAAATATCCTTCCCGCTGGGTATGGAAGTCTTCACAAAAGAATCCCAGACCAGCATGTCGGAGGGACATTACATGGCAAGTTGACACCGATGCACGGGATTGATGAGCACAGAGAAAGAGTGGCGAAAGAGGCTAAAGAAAAAGCCGAGAAGGCGGCTAAAGAGAAGGTAGAAAGAGAAGCGAGAGAAAAACGAGAGCTTGCAGAGGTCCATGGTTCGATGGCTCATTTTATGTCTTCAATCTCTGGTACTCCGATGAGTACGACCAAAATCTTACAATTTCACAAAACTTTAAAAAATATTTTTGGCAAAGATTTAAGGAAGGAAGATTTCCCATATAATTTTGAAGCTCAGGGCTTGAAGGTGAAAATTGATAGCCTGGATGTCTCTGAAGACAGAGTTCACATGGAAATGAAAATCCTTGATGCCAATGGCGACAATATAATGAGAGGCTGGCGAAGGACTTGGTCTAAGAAAAATGGCAGACCATTCATTGAAAATGCTTTCATGGAGGTTAGCCCAGATGCCAGGACCGGAGTGCAGGTCGGTAATTTAATAAACGCTGGGCAAAGAAATCTCATGCGCAGTATCCCCGGTGGTGGTGTCATTCATGTCCACGCAAATATCGATGTGGGTGGTTACACTTGGTGTAATCAGGGATTCACTTTTGATGGAGGCAGATCTGTTTTAAATAGCTGGAGGCAGAGATTAAAATTGTTGGGGCAACAACATGGTATTAATTTAACCGATGATGATTTGGGTCATTTTACTGAGCCAGTGCATTTTGCAGCGTTCACTGACGGGAAGAAGTATTTACGAGCTGGTAGAAGTAGTATCAAGCTTTCTCAAAAACAGATTGAAACAAAATCTGTGAGTGGAGTGGCTGGGGAAAACACTTTAACCGCGCAAGAATTGGAGAGTGGGAAAACGAATCGCATGATGGTTCATCTTGGTAAAAAATTGATGCTAGATACTGATTGGTACGGGGCGTGGGATTCTAAAGAAAACACAGAGGCTTCTAAATTCGCAGATAATTATTATGAACTTCGCGAAAAAGCCGTCGAGCATTTAAGCAGTCAATATCAAGATATCCTTAAAAAAGTGAAAGAAGGCGGAGCCGCCTATGTCGTATCTCCAGAGACTAGACCTATCACCCCCCGTGCAAGTGTCGGTACTGGCAGTGGAACCGTGGATAGATATTTGAGATTCTGGGCTCCACGATCTCGTCCTGGGACACCAGCGAGGAATATGACTATGACAGAGAGAAGGGCGAGGACGGTAATGACTTGGCCAAGAGAAGATGTCCAAAAGTTTATTAAACACGCTCCACTAACGGCGGCGGCTAAAAGGGCTCTTCGCACAGCTTTAGCTGGGAGGACGACATAATGGGCAAGAACGAGGTGAGAAGAGATTTAGAGCCGGATGGTAAAGTCCATGCCTACGGTGACGCGATAGAGGCGAATCCAGATTTCCATGACGAATATCACGATATGTCTGAAGAGTTTTTTAAAGAAAATAATCCTGGGTATTATGCCCTTTTGCAAAGATTGAAAAATGGCACTGACAAAGAGACAGATTGAAAAGATTCAAAGAGCGATAAAGAGTAGAACTCTTGCGTTTGTTCACGAAGCGATCGGAGAACGTGCCTTGACCAGAGGGGAAATCAGACAATTGAAAGAGCTTGGGCTTTTGAGATCGAATGTCAGGAATCTTGTGATGGAACCCTATGCTTTCGGTAAGCTCATCGCTTTAACCGATCGCAGAAAAGCTACCGATATGTCTTATGATGAGGCAAGACGCCGGGTGAAAGAAAATCTTATCCCAAAGACAGCGGTAGAAAGAAGAGCTATCGAATATGCTCAGGATCACGCTGGGCAATACATTAGAGCACTTGGCACTACGTTAAGTACAACGGCGACTACAACAACGGCGCGAGCGGGGATGGATGCTCTTAGGGCTGTCAAAAAAGAAGTTGTTGGTGCATTGAAGGACAGAAAAACGGTCTCTGAACTCAAGACGGCTCTGTTTGATGCAGTAGATGACACCTACCGGGACTGGCACAGGGTGGCCTTCACTGAGATGAATGACGCTATCCAGAATGGAATTTACGAAGAAATCAAAAAACAAAGTGACGATGGGGAGAATCAACTTGTCTATAAGCGTCCTAACCCAGATGGCTGTAAATATTGCAAGGCGTTATATCTGGACGCTGACGGGATCACTCCAAAGATTTTTCGCTTGAGGGATCTCGCTCCAAGTAATGTCGGTAGAAAAGCCAAAGATTGGCTCCCCACGGTTGGTTCAATTCACCCCTGGTGTTCGTGTCAACTCCATACCGTTATTGAGGGCTTTTCGTTTGTCAAAAAGCGCGTTGTAGCCGAAGATTTCGTATCACAAGGTAAACAGTATCGGAAGGGTGAGATAGTGGAGGTTGGAGTTTTTGACAATTTGTCTGCATCTCAAAAAATGAAAACCAGAGAAGAGTCGGTTTTGGCACACACTGGCAAAAAATTAGAGCGTTCTTTTCGAAAAGGTTTAGGTTCCGCTTTAATTTCCGAAACAGAATGCGATCACACCTTTTCTTATTAGAGGTTAAACGATGGGCGGCTTCAAATACATCAAAAGGACAGGCGGTCCTGGTAATTATAAATATTTTTATCGTATGCCAGACGGGACGCTTCAAGAGGGTGACAAAGCTAAGGGACAACAAGAACACGCAAAGCGTTTAGCCGCTGGTCATATCGCTGGTCATCACACAATGAGTATTGGGGAGATGGCAAGCCATGCTGGTTTCACCACTGGACACGAAGAGGGGAGCGAGGAGCACAAAAAAAACAAGCAAAGGATGAATTCTGTTCTCCAGAAGATGAAGATGCTCCAGCGACAGGGCAAATCTCCACACGATTTTGAAGAGCATCACATGAAAGAGGCTACCCACACAGATGTTCACCATCCGGCGTATGATTCTCACCTACAAGCCGCTGAAGCCGGTGGTCGAGTAGCAGAACGAAGAGCCGAAAGAACAAGTCCAGGTGTTCGCGCAGCTCAAGAAAGAACGGCGGGAGAAGCCGCTGGTCAACCCCCGGCTCGATCACAAAGACGACGTGCAACAACTGGTAGAGCCGCTGGAGATATTCCAGAGACAGACGAAGAACCACGAAGAAGGCGAACACCCAGAGCTGCTCCGGTCCCACTGCCAACTCCAGTTAGCGGAGCCGCTGCCGCAGTTACAGAGCCAACGCCAGCACCAAGACCTCGACCTCAATTGACGGTCCCAGGCGACAGAGATGCAGAAAGGCGCGGAGCCCCAACCGCTGCGCAATCAGCGGAAGAGGCAAAGAAAGAAAAACAAAAAAGAGCCTTGGAAGCTTTGAGAGGACACGGGATTACATTTGATGAAGAATCCCCCGCAGCCGCCCAAGCGTCGGTTGAGCGAGTGCGAGCTGCTTTAGCCGCTCATCCAGCTTCTTCTGTGGCTCCACATGCAAGAGAGCTTGCGACAGCCGATCCTGATTTCAGAGCCTCTGAAACTCCAGTTAGAAGGATGGAAGAGGCGGCTTCTCGTGGAGCCAATCCATATCTGGCATCTGCTAAGGGTATTTTTGAAAAAATAAAATCCAGCATTGACCCTGGGAGGAAAAGCACCACAGAGCATTTACTCCAAGCAATGAGTTCTGGGAAAACCGATTCAGAAATGAAATCCGCCTACCAGTCTCTTTCTGGGAGTGAATTGACTTCGGCTCAATGGAATAAAGTAAAAGACAGTCTTGAAAAGGTGACTGGATTCACCGCTGAAGAAATTACTTCGAATAAGCCACTCGATCTTGAAGTCGAACGCATGAAGCGCGGGTACGCTGCTAAACAGATGGAACGATTAAAACCGTTTTTAAAAGCCTCTTTCACAAGTGCGAATCCCAGTGCTCCACCACCAATGCCTACGTTTGGAGATATTAAATCGTGGGCAGAGCATGGTGGAGCAAAGCCGTCGTGGGCTGGGACCACACGACTTGCAATGCCACAAGAGGTTCACGAGGCGGCAGTCAAAGGTCCAGATGGGAAGCCATTATACCCGCCCGCATGGATGCCGGTTCATTTGATGCCGGTTTGGAATTATGTGGCGAAAAAGGGCGGTCCTTCTTCTTACCAGGCAGTGGCACCTCAATTTTCAAGTGAAGGCTCTCCTGACGTTGGACATGAAGCAAATTTCCGCGAAGGAATGATTATTGCGTCTCTTCGTAAGTATGTTCAAAAGCGAGGAGCCGGAAAAATGACTGACATCCCGAAATCAAAACTCGCAGAAGCCGGTCTTACTCACGCAGACATTTATCGTGGTGAGATGGACATTAAAGAGTTGATCAAGAGAAAAATTATTGATCCGGTGGCTCTCATGCCTTTCATCAAAGAGGAGATGAAGGGAATGAAAAAATCTTTCACTTTGGTTGTTGATCAAGACCTGCCTGGGATAATTTTTCAAAAGTCACACACCGTTCCGCTTACGCCGGGAGATATCGCTAAGGCGAGGATCATTAAAATTCGAGGCTTGATATATGAAAAAACACGTTCTCGAATGTCCTAATTGTGGACTTGGATTGGTAAAGTCCTACGGGACTGAGGCGAAGATGCGCGTAAAACTTTTGAAATGGGATCGCAATGGGATATTCGCCGTCTGCAAGGGTTGTGGAAGCGACGTGTCAATCCAAGTCGATCTCATTAAGTCGTTGCAATCACTTTTTGTTTACGAGGTAGAAACTTCTTGCGTCGCCAAGAACAAGGTGTCAAAATAAAAACATAGGTCGAAACCTGCCGTAAGGCTCAAGTTTGATGGAGTGACGGCGTAAAGTGAAAACTTTTACGTTACCCAACTTGAGCACATGAACGAATTCTTCATAGGCGAATCAGATTTCAAAGTTTGGCTACCATCCGTGTCTTTTGAGAAAGCCAAAGATCTCCCAGAAGACGCTTTCAATTCCAGACGAATTAATGGAGTGATGAGTACCGAGCGAACCGATCGCCAGGGCGAATCTGTGATCGCCAAGGGTTTGGATTTTTCTGATTTTCTCAACCACGGGCACTACAACGACAACCATTCTCAAGAAACCTCAGCCATTGTCGGTTTCCCAGAGAAGGTTTCTTACCACAAAGATCTCTCTGAGTTTGGATGTAAAGCTGAAGGCTGGTCTTGTGAGGGGTATGTTCTCAAGGGGACCAAAAGATCCGATGCTTTGTGGGAATTGGCAAAAGCATTAGAGACAGTTCCGAATCGAAAACTCGGATTCTCGATTGAAGGGAAAGTCATTCGACGCAATGATAAGACCATCGAAAAAGCAAAAATTCGTAATGTGGCTATAACAAATTGCCCAGTAAATACTGATTGCACTTGGGCGATTCTTGCCAAGTCTTTTGAAGAGCCAGAAATCGCCATGAAGGCAATGACCGCTGGCTATGGCACTAGCCCAGGTTCTCAGTCGGGTGGAGGCGCAGTT